CGGTAACTTTCTTAATATTTTCAGATTCAAGTAAAGAAACAGAAACGGAATCTTTGTTCCAGTTAAGGTGCTTAATTTCAGTCATTGGTTTATCGTCCAATCTGTTCTGATAAGAAACAAACCAGTCTTCTTCCATAAGTCCTTCAATATCTACCTTCTCGCTTTCTACAATTGAACTATAATCAATTATGTTAGAAAAATCTTTCTTAGACATAGCTTTGCTAATAAGTTCAGAAACATAATAGTCTTGCTTATAGTAAGAAGAATAAGCTTCTGCAAGCTTCATAACATCTTCGTCGTCTTCATCGAAGAAGTTGTAAACAGCTTCTGATAAAAGATTTTTTTCTTTAACGATTTCAATCTTTTCGAAGTTCTTAAAAGTTACTTGAAGATTATCTTCATTAACTTGAAAATCCGAGACATAAAAATTGCCTTCTTCGTGATCGAAAAGAATAGCACTATTGTCTTCAAACATAGAAACAAAACTTGCGTTATCTGTTTCATTAACTAATTTCTCAAGAATTTTCTGCTTATTCTCGTTATTAAGAATATTTGCATACTCAAGCTGAGCTACAGTCATTTTATTCATCATTATCTCCTTGTAAAAACTTATTTAAGTTTCTATAAATTCTTTTTATTTTGCCTTCTATAATATCTAATTTTCCAAAATGTATAAATTTTAAGTTTTCTGTAGAATACTGTTTTTTAGCTATTTCTTCATTTATACTTTTGTTTACAAATATGCCAGAACCGTCTGGTAAAACTTCAACAACCTCTAATAAATCACCCTTCTTTGGATTTTTAAACCATCCAGAGAAGGGTGAACTTTTTTTTATAAACTCTTGTTTTGTTTTTCGGGAACAGGCTAGGGGTTTAGTAGCGAAAACACTTTCCTCTACTAAGATGTTCCTTTCTTCTTTTGGAACTTCTTCTTTTGGGAATACGGTATTAATTGTTTCAAAGAACTGTCCTACTTCTAGATCAATAAGAAAATCTTTCTTGACTTCTTCTAGAAGGGCTTTTAGCATCATTTTTTTTCTTGACATATTTAACTTTCCAACGTTAAAATCTTTTAACTTATCTCCTCAGAAAGTGGTATTATTTTTTTATCTGAGCCATCCAAAGAAACTTCTCCTTCTTTAAGATATACACTTACATATCTTTTTTCCAGATCAATTCCACCTAATTCATTTAGTATTTTCATTCTATTAAAGCCTTCAGTTTTCTTGCTTGTAACTCTTGGCTTTCTTAATTCTTCAAATGCACTTTCAAAAATATTCATCATTTCAGATGGCTTTTCTCTTTCTTTTATATATCTAATAAGATCAAAAAAGGATTCCTTATTTTCTTCAAGCAAGAATTTTCTTCCATAAAGATTATACATAACTGAAGCCGTTAATTGTTCTGGCTCTGGGGCTGCTCCAACATTTACTTCAGCTGGAACCTCTCCACCTTCTGGCGGAACTCCTGTATCAGCTGGAACTTCTCCACCTTCTGGTGGAACCCCTGCATCGCCAGCCATTCCCATATCTGCTCCACCTAATCCCATGTCAGCGCCAGCCATTCCCATATCCGCACCGCCAGCTCCCATTTGTTGTTGCATCTTTTCTTGATCTTCTAGTTTCTTAAACATCATTATATCAGATATTTCTTTATCATTAAACTTCAAAAATTTCTTAAGTATCCATTGGGTTGGGAATACTTGAACGTTTAGCAAATTGCTAAGCATACTCATTTTCTGGTTTATGATTTCTATTTCCATAACCTCTTTTGCTTGTGATGGATTTTTAAGTTCAAGCTTATAATCAATTAAATCTTCTTCTTTAAATCCTCTAAACACAAGCTCTAAAGTAGCCAATTTATTAAGGCCTTTCTTTATTTGTGATTGTATTCTTTCTATAAACCTTGCAAACCTAGAGTCTATTTGAGAAAGAGATTGATTTCTAGAAGCAACATCGTCAATAAAGCTAATTGGAATATTAATACTTCTTAATAGTTTCTCTGCAAAATATTTAACATCATCCATATTTGCGAATGCTTGTCCAGATTGCAAAGTTTCTATTCTTGATGAAGCTCCGCCTTCTTTTACTGGAATAAATATATCTGAAGTTATAGATGTAACGTTTTGAACTTTAGAATACTTTCCATTAAGATCCATAGTATTTTTAGATCTATAACTATTCTTCATATTCTGCAGAAACTTTTTTGCTTCTACTGGATTTAGATTACCTACGTCTATATAAAAAACTCTCTTCTCAGGAGATCTACTTATTCTATAAACAAGCATCATGTCTTCAATTAAAGAAAGTCTTCTAAATGTTCTTTTGCCGCTTTCAAACAAAGATCTTCCATATGGCTTTAATTTTTTATCCTCCAAAACTTTAAAGTGAAGAACCTGCCAAGGCATAAGTTTATATTCTGCTATTGTTTTTTCTTTTTGGCTTGCTGGACCTTCAACTGGAACTGTGTATTTAAAATACAATAGCTTATCATTTCTTTCTATTCTATCTACTCTCAAAGGATCAAGCCACTTTAGTTTCATTATCTTCTTTGGATTTTTATAGTTGTCTGGAACTACTTCGTAAAAGCCATCGCCTTTTTTACAAGTTTCATAAACTATAGACCATAGCTCGTTATTAAGATCAATGGTATCATAAAAAAGTTCATCTAAAATTTCTTTCTTTTTTTCATCATCAGTTAATATTTTTATTACCTGTGCGTCATCATTTTTTTGAGTAGAATCGTCTGCTATAATTTCAAGACCTCTATGAAGATATTCATTTTGGTCCATTAAATCATAAACTACATAATTTTCTTTTCTATCTTCATAGTCTTCATTTGTTGCTTTTTCGCTATCAAAAAAACCAAAACCATTTGTAACTTCAGAGAAGTCAGTGTTATATTGAGCTTCTAATTGTTTTAACTCTTTAGAAGTAACATCAGAAATTATATCGAAATTTTTTGTAGCACCAGCAATCTTATCTTGAATATTGATACTTTGTTTTTGGCTCTCTTCTGTATAATTACTATAGAAAACCTCTTTTCCATTCACAAGCATAGTATGTTTTATCCTTTTTTGGAAAGTTCTGTAACGTATTCATAAAGAGAACCGCTATACTTATCTTTATTTTTCATTTCTCTAATTTTGTTGATAATTCTAGAACTGTTCTTATCGCTTCCATTTATTTTATCAAACATCAAACGAGAGAAGTCATACTCTTTTCCTTCAAATATGACGTTTATATATATACCGTCTATACTTTGAAATTTTATTTGTTCTTCAACTTTCTCTTCTTGTTTCCTCGACATTTTATCATATAGAGTTTCTTTATTAGCAACTCTTCCGGTGTTTTGCGTAAGAGCTATTTCTCCGGTAGCCTTTCCTTTTGTTTTTAACTTCTTTCTTCTTCTAGTTTTATTAAAACTATTGTTTTCAATCTTCTTGTCTAATTCAAGAGCTGGGTCTTCTATATCATTAAGCTTCTCAAATATTTGCCTATTAGTCATTTTTTTCTCCTAACCAGAAATAAGCCAATTGTATGCATCGGCCATTTCTTTTGTAAAACCTTCATCGTCTGTATCATTGTCGCTAGTTATTAAACCAAACATTCCTTTTTCTACTTCTTCGTTTTTAGAATTTTCATAAGACAAAACTTTTCCATCTTCTGCTATAAGAAAAGATTGTCCAGAATTTACTGCTCTATGCCTATTATAAAGGGATAAAGCTAGCGATATAAGTAAGTCGTCGTTTGCTCCATCTACGTGAATAGGTCTACCGCCAGATCCATAGATCCATGTAGTCATTTCATTATATGTTCTGCTACTATAAATTTTTATAGTGGAAAAAAGTTCTTCTACTTTTATCCAATCTATAAGAGTATTTGTAATAAGAAGTCTTGATGCTTGGGTTGTAGTCCAACCAGTAGCAATAGTTTCTCCCTTCTTATTCTTCTTAAACTCTTTGTATAAGTTTCCATAGGGGTCATATTCATCGTAATAGAGTTTAGTAAATACTGCCTCACCAACTCCGTTACTTTCTATTACACAATATGCCTCATTATAATATCTTGCCACATCTTTAATAAGTGCAGAGAATGCTGGAGTAGAAATAAGGTTTTTGTATTCGCAAACCTGTTCATAATCTTCTACATCAAATACTTGGAAAGAAGAATAGTCGTTAGAAGTTCCCTTAGCGATATCACAGTTGTGCGTGGTTATTCCCTTAGATAAGAAAGAGTGATCTTCTGTCTCAAAATTATAAACAAATCCAGAGTATTTATATTCTTTTATGTCTTTTATTTTAAAATATATAAATTTCCTATCCTCTGAGAAAAAACAATC